GACAGCGATTAATGTCCGCAAAAATAAGTTCCCTACTACGCTCGCTCGTCGTACAGCTTTCTGCAAGACCCCTTACTCTCACTGTTTCCCTGAACCGATCACTGCACCCGCAGTCCTTTTCTCCACCGATCCACTCAAGTCCCCCCTTGGAAATGCATATGAGGCCGCTATTACTCTAGGCCTGAAATTCGATCCCGTTACCAATGCTGACCTTCGTTCGATCTCTCATCACTCAGCCCAAATGCTTATATCCCAAAATAAGCGTTGTGTCCTGTCTGTACATGAGGCGATCAATGGAGGCAAAAACATTGCTCCTATGGTTTTGGATTCCTCTCCTGGATATCCCTTCGTCCGCAATGGTCACTCTACGAAAGCAACACTGCTTGAAGGTGAACTCGGCAACTACAAAATGAAGCAAGAATTGTATGATATGTACAAAGAGCTTTATGACGCCCTCGCTGAGTCCACTGAACACAATGTTGTATTCATTGACTCCCTCAAAGACGAACTCCGCCCTCTGGCCAAAGTCGAAGCCTGCATGACTCGACTCTATATGGCTGGCCCTATGCATCTCACGATCATCGGCCGAATGCTCTTCGGAGCTTGGATGCATTCCCTGAATTACACCAGGAAAATGCGTCCCGAAAGTGCAACCTGTGCTGTTGGTGTTGATATCAATGGACCGGAACTTGTTTCATGGTCTCGTTTCTGGAAAGATGTGAACTACATCCTTCTGGCAGTCGACCTTAAAAAGTACGACTGGTCCCAAGACCTCCAACATGCCCTCCCTACCGTTGAAGCTATCAACCGTTGGTATAACGATGGAGCCAAATTCGCGACTATGCGAATTAACTTCATAAAATGTCTCTACAACTCAACCCATTCAATCTTAGACATTCTCTATGACGTTCTCCACGGAAATCCCTCCGGCAACCCCCTTACAGCACAAATCAATAGTGTTAACCTTGAGAGCAACACTGCTCTCGCCATCTACCGTATTGCGTCCCGCAACGGCATTTCGTTCAAGCGCCCTGAAGAAGTACTTATACTCTGGAAAGCGTGGTTTTACGGCGATGATTCACTCATTGCTATTCCTGCCTCCTGGGGTGTTACTTACACCTTGCTCTGCGCCGAACTGCTCAAGCTCGGCTTTACGGCTACCCCTGCGTCAAAGGGAGAATTCAACCAAGAGGTTGACTCTCTCGAAACGGCTACATTCCTCAAGCGTGAGTTTGTTATGCTGGAAAATCGTTTGGTTGCTCGCCTTCCTCTAGAGCAAATCTACGATATCCCCCACTACATTCGCCGCAAGAATATGTGCCCTGAAAACTTTCTCGCACAATTTCAGGC